CCATCTATAAGATTCTTAGTTTCACCACAAGTTCTGCATTCTCTATCATTAAGAAATAGATGATTATAAGTTATTTGCTCATCTATATCCATATCATTCCACTATATCAAAAAACCATTTTATTTCTTTAATGTAGTCAAATGTGCAACCTATGTCTTTATCACAATTAAGTTCATACTTTCTATCACATAAAAAATTTCTCAGTTCTTGTATTGATTCAAAAGAACCTTGAGATTCCATGTCTTCGTTATAAAGGATATATGACATTATCTATAGTCCCACATGTAAGATCTATCACCATATTCATCAGTATGCCATCTATCTCCTTCTTGGTCAACAAAACTAGTTTCATCTAATCCATCTTCAATGAAACCAAAAGGAGACATATCTTGTTCTATTTGATTCTTTTGTTCCTCATATAATCTTTTTCTTACATCTTGATCTGTTAATTCTTTAAAATAATCTTGATTGACTAACCAAGCATATATTACAAGACACATTGCTAAGTCATCATTACATCCATCTTCTGCTTCAAATGAATTACTCTTTGATATAAATGTGGTCAGTTCAGATAATATATCATAATCTTTGAATAATAATTTATCAGACTCAATCATAGTCTTTAAATTTAATGATCCAATCTTTTTAACAGTCTTAGACATCTTAACTCCAAGTTGAGTTTTCTTACCTGAAAATCCTTGTCCTACTATTTGACCAGCTCTCCCTCTCATAGATGCCATTAATAAATTCTCATATTCAAGATCATAATGCAAAATACTTGCAACCTGATCTCCTATATCATTTACTTCACATAATATAAATGAATTATTATAATTTTTTGCTACTTCCCATATTACATTTGGAAACATCATTGGTTTGATTTCATTGTTTCTATATTTTGCAACTATCTGATGAGGAAACTCTGTAATATCAACTACTACAAATGCTGAATAATCTGCTCCTACTCCTCTTGCCACATCAACTGTAGTAATATAATCATGGTTTTCTTTTGTTTGTTGGAATATATCTAATCCTGCATTTGTGGTTAATGGTGATTCATATACTAAAGTTTTTAATTTACTAGGAGCAATTAAAGTATCAACTGATCCTAAGAATTCACATTCAAACTCAATTTTAAATTGTTGTTCTGATGTGTTAGCAATAGTTTGCTCTTTCCATACTTCATCTCTACCAGGAACTTGAGACCAATGAACATCAGTAGGAACATATTCATTTTTTCCTTTCTCTGAATCATGCCACATTCTATAGAAATGATTCATTCCATGTGGAGTAGAAACTATGATGACTTTGGTGTTTTGGCCAGAAGTAATAGTAGGATATACAGAGGCAAAGAACGAGTCAGCAATATGATTAGGAACAAAGGCAAACTCATCCAGAAAAAGGATGTTGAAAGACATACCTCTAACTGCGCTTGCAGAGGTAGATGCTGCCAGTATTTTAGATCCATTTTCTAACTCCAGTGATCCTCTATTCCAAGATAATATACCTTGCTGCATCCATTTAGGTAAGTTTTCATATGCTGTTTGCAATCTACCTAATAATTCTCTTGCAGTTGCAGCTTTGTTTGCAAGAATACCTACATTTACACTATCATTAAAAACAACATAATGCAACAGATATGATATAACAGTTGTAGATTTACCTGTTTGTCTAGGCATCTTACAAATGTTAAATCTATTATCATGAAAATTATTAATTAACTTTTCTTGAAAATCATATGGTTGAAAAGATTTAAGACCCTCATCAAGAGTCACAATCTTCACATAGTTCATAGCAAAGTAAACAGGATTTTCTTTACATTTTAAATACTCAGCTACATTTTCTTTTGTAAACTCAATAGGAGTATTTGCTTTTTTTAAATTAGGATTACCAAGATAGATTTCACTCATAATGTTTTAGATCAGCAATTCCAACGTCTAAGTGCTTTATTTATTCTTGAATCTGGATCTCTTGCAGTTTTAGCAGATGTAAGTCTCTTCTTCATTCCTTTCATTCTACTACAAAATGATTTTCTTCTTTTTGCAGATTTAGATCCAGCCTTTAATTTTGATGGTTTGGTTGTTACTGCAGTCTTTAATTTAGAACCAGGATTTTCTCTTTTATAAGCATCAACTGCCTTTTGACTTAATCCATCTGTTTTATCTTTTCTATTTACAGATTGCCAATCTTCCTTCATATCATCTGTTCCAACATGAATATATGAATCAGTTGTATCAAATGATGTTACTTGAAATCTTTTTAAAACAGAACCAGGATAAATTTTTATCAATGCATTTTGAACCTCTGCTTTTTGTGGTTTAGATACTTTAGGAAAGAACATTTTTATAGCATACATCTTTCCTCTCCAAGTGAAAGTCAAGTCATATACATTCCCATGTTGAGTTGGTATTCTTGCTGCTTCATCTATTTCAAAACTTTCTTTGGCATCAGTTTTTGTTGTATCTGTATCCTGTGCATCTGTTTTTTCTAAAGTTTGTTTTCTTTTCTTTGCTAATCTTACATTCAGTCTAGCCATCTTTTTAGAGATTTCTAGTTCTTGAGGAGACATCATAACTCCTGCTTCACTTATATTACCCCAATCACCACCTTTTTTCTTATACCATTTACAAGCCCAATCATGAGCTGCATGTGAATAAAAATCAAATTTATTTTCAGATAACTTCTTTGCTCTATCCCATAATTTAGGATTAGTAAAACTATTACTTTCTTCAAAAGTTTTTAATTCTTTTTCTACTTCTGCTCTTTCTATAACTCTTTGAACCATTGGACTTTGATATGATTCAGACTTAGTTCCTGATTGATCTCCACTAGGATGAGATTTATAATCTTTCTTTTTAGCAAATGTTTTCACCATGGTGGGTTTTGCTGCTCCTGATTTAGATTGTTGACCTGGATCTTGTTCTCTTTTTCTTCTGACTGCTGATGCTATTTTTGCTTTACCTTTTTTACCTTGTCTTTTCAAACTTGCAAGTCTTGAAGATGAAAAGCATTTAGGAGTTTTAGTTTCTCCTTTTTCATTAGCACATGGAGATCCATCAGATTGAACCCAACCTGGTTTTCCTCCTTTTGATTTAGATTTTCCAAACCAATCTCTTAAAGATTCGTCAACGATGTTACTAGTATCCATGTTCTTATTTATAGTGTTATGAGTCTAATGCAAGTACAAGACCAGTAGAGACTTCTGGTATAGACTTCCAACTTGTTCCATCATAATATTCAAGTTTTTTAACTGTTGTATTGAAGATTACTGCACCTTGAGTGAAAGATCCAGCATCTCTAGTAGTTGTAGTATAGAGAGGAAGATATAATGCATTTGATGCCTTTAAAGTATGAGAAGTAACAATACCTGAGAAAACACCACCACCTTGATCAAAGGTTACACCAATACCACCAACAGCACCAACATTAACTGATCTAGCAGTCATGATACCAGTAACTGTTGTATCTGTTGAAGTCTCAGAGTTAGTAGTTCCTTGAACTGTAAGATCACCTGTAACAGTTATATTACCAACTGAAACATTAGGTGTTCCAGTTAGACCTTGAGCATTGACTGAAACTGTAGCAGTTGCTGCATTACCTGAAGTATCCTGACTACCAGAAGCATTAACACCTGGTAGATTGATATTACCAGTGCCATCAAATGAAACTCCACCTATTGTTCTTGCTGTTTCTAGTGCAGTAGCAGTAGCAGCATTTCCTGAAGTATCCTGATTACCAGATTGGTTTACACCTGGTAAACTAATAGCAGCAGATCCATCAAAAGATACACCACCAATTGTTCTTGCAGTTGCAAGTTTAGTTGCTGTACCTGCATTACCTGAAGCATCTCCAGTTACATTACCAACCACTCCACCATTAGCATTGATAGCACCAGCAAATGATGAAACTCCAACTACATTAATACCTTTCTGAGATCCTAAAAATGTAGATACACCAGATATCACCATACCACTTCTGGCAGTTATTAATCCAACAGAATCAATACTAGTTACATCTTCATATGTTAATGTTCCACCAATTGATACATTACCAGATACATTCAATGAGGAAAGGGTTCCAAGAGATGTAATATTTGGTTGTGCCGCAGTCTGTATTGTACCAGTTGGATTACCTGTTAGATTGCCTACAAAAGTCGTTGCAGTAACTACACCAGAGGAATTTATGTTATTGAATACTGATGTTCCTGTTGTGCTAATACCAGCAATACCACTGCTTAGTCCTGTTAATCCAGATCCATCACCTACAAAACTAGTTGCAGTTACTACACCACTAGAATTAATATGTCTAGATGCAATGTCAACAACAGATATGCTAGGTGTCCCAGTTAAACCTTGAGCATTTGTGGCAAGAGTAGAAACTGAAGCAGTTCCTGTTAAATCACCTGTAAATCCACCAATAAAACTTGTTGCAGTAATGATACCAGATGTGTTTATATTTTGAGTGATATTGCCTGAGGTATCACCTACAATTACATCTCCTGATTTAATTGGTAGAACAATAGAAACATTACCTGAGTATTCTGAATGAGGTGCAGACTTTAATCTTGTATAATGAGAGTTACCAGATTCACAGTAAAAATCTACTCTAGCAGGATTTCCATCACTACTCTTTAATTGAATATTATTGGTAAATGTAGATATCCCTGAGGCATTTACATTACCTGTTAGATTACCAGTAACATTACCTGTTAAATTACCAGTAACATTACTGTTTACATTTCCTGTAAATGTTGCAGCTACACCACTAACATTTCCTGAAAAAGTGGTGGCAGTTAAAACTCCAACAATACTAGAATTAGTTTTTATATCAAGATAGTTTGAGTTTACTTGTATTGCATTTCCCATCAAAGAGTGAGAACTACATTGATAATGAAGAACAGTTGGTGTAGTGTCTGTTACTTCTAAATCAACATATCCAGATCCTATAGTGACTCCTGTTGTGTATGCATAAGTTTTATCTGCATCATAGTAAAATCTAAATGGATGACTACCTGCTACTGATCCAGAAAAACGATATGTTTTACCAGGTGTTAAGGTTAAAAATGGTGATTGAACATTATCTAAAACATATCCTGAACTACTTCCCTGACCATAATATCTGTGTTCTCCATCTACTTTACTTGCAACTGTAACTGTTATGGTAGTTGTTGAAGAATATGGTGCTGATAATTGATCAAATCCTGTAAAAGATTTAGCAGTGACTATACCAGTAAATTTAGCATTACCTGTTGAATCTGCAACTTCACTATCACCAACTATTATCTTTTGATTGGTTGCATCTATTGTAATACCAGCTCCAACTTGTATAATATCAGCACTTGGATCTAAGGTAATAGTATTTGTACCAATCGTTAATATACCTGTTATTCTTGCATTACCAGATACATCAAGAGAAAAACCAGATTTTGCTGTAGTTCCTATACCTACATTTTTAGTTGTATGAATACCAACTGAATCTACTTTCCAAGTGCTACCAGCACCAACTGGATCTCCACCAACAAACTTTTTAGTTGATGACTGATATTGAAGAAATCTACCATCAACTAATGTAGTATCTCTATCTAAATCATCTAAAAACTCAAGACGAACTTCTCCTCCACCACCTTGTTCATAAACTACCTGTTTTAATATTTCTACTTCTTTTCTAAGTTTTGCTAATATTTTAACAGCATGTTCTACTACTGTTTCTTCTATTTTTTCTTCTATTGGTTCTTCTTTTATTTTCTCTACAACAGGTTCCTCTATAATTAATTCTTCTTCTACAACAGGTTCTTCTTTCTTATCCTCTTTAAATAATATTTTTTTAAATGCTTCTACATCTTTCTTTAATTGTTTCTTTTGCTTCTTAATCTTACGTGACTCTTCCTCCATAGTTGAAAAAAGATTATCAAGTGATAAATCACCAATAATTTTACTTTTTTCCTCTTTGAGTTTTTTCTTCTCACCATCAACGGTATTGAAGAAATCTGTTAAAGAATCACTTTTACTTTTCGTCATTCTGCTTCAGAAACTTTTGCAATTCTGCAGTGGAACCTACAAATAATGAATTATTCACAGTTGTTGGACCTTTAGTTTCCTTTTCTTCATTTACATCTTTTAGTTTCTTCTGAAGATCCATTAATTTATCAGTAGCATCAGCCACATTTTTAATCAATTGACCTGCTACCTCATATGCTCTAGGCATCTCACTTTCTTGAGCAAGTTCAAGAATACCATTGATTGCTTCTTGACCCTTTTCAATAATTGAGTACAGTTGTCCTCTAGTGTATTTGTAATCTTTTTCAACATCTATCTGTTTAGTGTCAAGTTGATTAGATACTGTTATATCTACTGTTTCATTATCCATAATTGTACTCCTAATCTATAGCACCATCAAATCCAAAATCATCACCAAATTCAATGAGTTTATTATCCTCTAAAGCATCAGTATAATTGATACCAAGAATTTGTGCACCTTTAACATGATTCTGAACAGTAGAATTATCTTGTGCTCTCTTAACAGTAAGTTTATTTCCTGTTACTAAGTCAACAAGCATTTCTTCTTGTCCCACATAGATGTACTTACCTGCCTCTACCTGTGATCCATCATCAACTTCTATGATTGTTTCTAGTAGATCTACATCCTCTGCTAACAGAGTTCTAACATCACCAGTATAGTCTTTAGTTGCTCTTGCTACTGTACTGTATGTAACACTTCTTTCTGGTACTCCACCAGTTCTTGAACCAGCAACATAACCAACTGCAACCTTCTTGATAATATCTCCAGTAACATCTGTGATAGGACCAAATAGAGTTGTTTTAGCAGTAAAACTTAATGTGTATATTAATGCTCTTCTAGTATCAAAATTTCCTTCATAATCATCTTCCATGGTTATGTTATCTAAATTTATAGCTACATCTCTTTTCTCTTTTAAATTACCTAAAAAATTAATTGGAAGTTGGTATGCAGGTTGAAAGTAAGGAAGTATCTGTTCTATGATTTGAAGCATATCATCATTTAACTTAGTCATGATTGATAATTCAAATCTCATATTATAAGGAACTGGAAGATAGTTCTTCTTTACTTCAGCACCATCAGGGCTTTGATTTATTATTGTTTGTGTCTGAGTTGACTTTCTGGTTGGATCATACTGTAATCCTAAAAACTCAAAAGACATCCTTGGGAGTGTAATAGAAACAGGTTTGTTTAAATCTGCCTCTTGTTGCATTCTCGCCAAAAACTTCTGTGTTGGACCATATGCTAATGGAACTTTAATAATGGAATTTGACTTTTTAACTTCAATTCCATTAAATAAGGATCCAAATCCAATAATTACAGATCTAAAAACTTCGTTGTAAAAATACTCAAACATTATCTTATACCAATACAGTACTATTTAACGATTTTATTTTAGGGCATTCCAAAGGGATTTGTCTCTGAAAAGTCTAAAATAGAATCAGATTCTGTTTGTAGAACATCATTTTCAGCAAATCCAGAGACTTCATCATCAGTATTAACACTGAATATAGCAAATTTAGCACCTGAATTTTGTCCTATAATTTGCTCCCCATTATGGAAGTTAGATGATATACCAGATATTTCTAACTTATTAGTTGTAGCATTCCACTCTTTAACTCTTGCTGTTGCACCAGATGTTTGACCTTCAATAATTTCATTAAAGATATATGATCCAGTTCCAATACCAGAACCAGCAGCAGTAGGTGCATCAAATGTTATGGTAGGAATTGCTGTATAACCTGCACCAGCATTGCTTATATAAGCAGCAGTGACTATACCAGAAGCATTGATTAGACCAATACCTCTTGCACTTGTTCCAACACCAACACCTCCAGTAACTGTAAATGATGGGCTAGTTGTATATCCAGAACCACCACTTACTATTGATACAACACCAATAGATCCAATAGTTGTGATACCTGCTGTTGCTGCAGCACCAACTCCTGTACCATCAGGATCTTGTATTGTAATCATAGGTGCTTCAGTATAACCAGAACCTGCATTAGACAAATTAATTGCAACAATTTTTCCATCAGTTAATCCAGTATCACAATCAATAAATGTGTTGGATATAGATGCAAAACCAACAGCAGATATTCCACTATCAGGTGCTGATGATATAGCAACTAGAGGTTGTGGAGATGACTTATATCCAGTACCTACATTCTTTATTGTAATTCTATCTACTGCTCCACTAGCAACATAAGTTGCAGTAGCAGTTGCAGTGACTGCTGCTCCTATTAGACTTAATGTTTGAATATATCCTAGTTGTTCTACTTCATCATCAATTGTATCAATTCCAGTATCAATAACCTCATCCTCATATCTGAATAATTCACATCTCAATTGATAAACATATGTTTTCTTGAGTTGGTAGAATGGTTGTTCATGCTCAACATATTTGATTTCAAATAATCTATCACCTAATGGGAAATAAACTAAATCACCTTCTTTAGGTCTAGTTGCTAGTTCTATATTAGGAATATCTTTAATTAAAGGTGTAATATAATTTTCATATCTTTCTCTTGAAATTATTAAAGTTAAATCATCTATATTTTGTATTCCAAACTTTGATAGTAAAGTTCCTTGACCACCATATCCTTCATAACTATCAACATATGCTTCAATAGGATAAGCGCTATCAAATTCAGATTCTACAACCTCTCTAATTACAGTATTCTTAGTGATATATCTTCTAGGAATATAGTATACTTCAATACCATATATTTTTAATTGTTCATTAATAAGGTCTTGAACTAAACTTTGTTCACCAGGAGATCCTTGTAGAAAATAAGGGTTAAGTGCCATATCATTATCCTATGAAATCTAAAGGTGGCATCTCATAGGTGCTCATCATTTGTGCTCTTATTTCATCTATTTCTCTTTGACCATCATCATATATTTGTCTACCATTTAATTCAGTTCCACCAGGCAATTTTACACCTTGGAATTTAATTAAATTTGAACCCCATTGTCTTTTGACTAATGCTGTTAAATATCTTTTTAAAAATGGATCATTGTATACATTGGTGAAATCATCAGGATTGATTGCAGATGAACAATCTATGATTAAATAATCATCAGCACTTATTTCATTCCAATCTATATCCAAATATAGTCTATTTTGTCTTATATTAAATCTAACTTGTTTTTGAGTATTTAAAAGAAAATTAATAGTTTCTAAACG